CATTTCATTCTCCTAATTCATCCTGCACGATGCCTCTTATGAAATCCTCTAAATCATCACCGTTGTAGTACAATGTCCCACGTATTCTTACATATCCGCCATTGAATACTGCAAAGGTTGACGACGTTCCGTTCCATCCGGCCCATAAAAGATACTCATCATTAGCCGCATCTCCGGTAGACATGCCCGTTACCTCGTCGTAACTTTGGAACACATGTCTGTCGTAATCATCGTTTACTTCAAAATCACCGACCTGCACGTATGCCGGACGTGCTTTGAATCTTATGGTGTCACCACCATTAATGTTGGTACCGGTAATGGTTCCTCCGACGATTGTTGCAGCCTGCACTTTTCCGGAGAATGTGGCATTTCCTGCCGCATCTATCGTAAGATTCGTGGAATTAACAATAAATTTACCCGTTGTGAGCTCTATCTTTTCTCCTGTCATTGCAATGGTTGAGGATCCTTCCGGAGTCGATGCTGTGAGCTTCAGAAGGTTTGCAAAGAGCTGCATAGAAGTGTTGTAGTTGTTCTCATCGTCCTGCACCCGAAGATCTATTTCATCAGCTCTTACTTCCAGGGTTCCTAATCTCTTACCCCTCTGCACATATATAAGTCTTGCATCCTCGCTATAATTATCTTCGGGAGAAAGATTATTGAACATGTACGCCAGATTTTCGTTAAGCTCGTATAGATAATCCGCTACACGTCCGTCCATCTTGTCAGAAGTGAGCTCATTTACGGTGTTCTGAGTGTATATTGCCATTTATCTCACTTCCCCTTTCTATATCCGTTGACATGCCGAGTAACTTCATCTGTCCTCTACCCTCAAATCTGAGCTTGTATTTAGCGCATCTCTTTGGGTTAAGGGTGAATGTATAGGTCTTGTTCTTCTGGCATCTGATCATGCCCTTACGCTCCCATAGTGCCCCATCGTCATACTTGATATAGAAATAAAACTCACTTCCAGAAGTAAGCCATAGATTAATTTTTATCCGTGCTACATACTTCTGGTTAAGTGAACCGCCATTAAGATCTCCGGTTTCAAGATACCAGTCGATATCCTGTGTCTCGTCACCATATATCTCACGTAATTTGTTGTCAGCGTCAACATAGTGGAGCTTTCCACCGGAATACTCCGCAAATTTGAATACCGTATCGTCCTCGATATCCCAGATCGCTGTCTCAGGATCATACACGAGAAGCTTTTGCACGCCGCCGAGCTTACATGAAAGGAATAACTTGTTCTCAAACTGTCCTGCTACCGCGTCCTTGATCTCCTGTGTAATGTTCCTGGAAATCTTCTGCGGTATGGACCCGGTGTACTGATAAACTCCGTCATTGCCAACATAATATAAGGTCTGCTGGATAGTGATAATGCTCTTGTCACATCCCGTTCTTACTCCCGGCTGATCCTTTTCGAGAAGTGAGAAATTTGACGGTTTTTCACCACGTAAGATATGGAAGCTCTGCTCCTTGAAGAAAATAAGATATGTTCCGTACTTAGATATGCCGGTGAAGTCTCCGTCAGAACCCACCGTTGCGGCCCATGCGTTATTGGCTTCTGCTTCATAGTTGTACCAGTTCTTAGGATCTCCAACCTTGCAGCAGTACACTTCATGATTAGCGCTTGAGCATCCCCATAAGCGGTTATCACGCTCACAAACAAAGTCCATGTCCGGTACAAGTCTCTCAAACTTAACTGAAGCATCCGTGAAGGATGTTGAAAGACTTCCGGAGATCACTATATAGTCTGTGCTCGCTTCCTGGATGATGTGTGTACCGTTGTAATCTGCGTTGCTGCACTCAGAGATTTTGACATTATCGCCTTTACTGAAGCTGTTTCCGATTCCGCTTACGGTTATCTTTGTGAAAGCAGAACCCTCAGATAGCGGAGCGAACGTTGACGATGCGGTGAGTACCGCTTCCATGTCTTCCACGGTATCCGTGAAAGTGTTGTACATTTTTTTGTCCGGGAACACGCAAATGTATGCACCGATGCCCACGATGATCTTCTCGCTATTACTGACCGTAAATTTACTCACCCCGTCATAGTATGCATCAGTCCCGTCGATGTGAAAGAGCCCGTTTTTATAGAAGATCCCTTTAGGATCCGTGAAAGTCTGCTCCTCTTCACCTCTCCCCTTCCGGGTACCGATACCGGGATAGAACCTGGAAGAGATATTCTTCATGTCTCTCCACTCATTGGTATTACATATTATGTTCTGATTGAGTCCACGGAAAGTATCAGTAAGGTTCTGAGTCCGATCTAAGTGGATGTCCAATGTAGGAAGTCTCATGTCTTATCTCCTTCGGTTTATGTGTCCTTCTGTACCACTTTGCATATTCCTGAAATTCGTTCTCAAAGGCTACGGACTCGGCATTGTACCTGTCTATCTCCATATTCTGGAAGTCGATCTTTGCGGAAACAAAGTAAACGTAAGCATCCGCGTACATATCCGGGATGAGCAGCTCCCTTTCCGCGTCCTCAGCATACACATAAGGTTTAAAAGGTTCCTCCGGCGGAATGTGTGGTGCAATGTCCGGCACATAGTTGACTTCTCCGGCGATCACCGTCACAGGCTCCATGTCCTTTGGGGGACGGAATACCGGCTCACTGTGACTTATCACCTGGTCAAACACAAGATGCTCAACGCTTGAGATCCATCTTGTGATATCGTCTTTGTCATATTCACTGGGTTTAAACTGATTTATCTTTGCAACCATCTCAGATAACGTCATATTGAACCTCCAAACTTACATTTTTAGGGTAATTATCCGCGATCTGCTTTATCCCTATCTCAAACATCCTGAGTACGGGATTAAGTGACTCACGCTCCACCACCGGGTTAATGTCTATCCGGAAGTCTCCCGGATCATCCTGGTATCGCTCTATCGTCCTTGGTTCCTCTTCCAGAAGGTAATTAAGCAGCATGTAGCATGTGTTACTGAGTGCCGCGCAAACTATGTCATTCCCCGGGTTGTACTGCGCGTGACCTTTCAGCCTGATTTCTACCTTCCACGGGCACCGTTTGATTTGTACTTTGGTCATATCCTGCTCCTTGTCCTGCTCCCTGCATCTGCTGTAGTGCCTGAAGTACCCTCGGATCACCATGTTCCGCCAGGGCCTGCGCACTAAGAGCTGCTATTTGCTGTACCTGCTGTAACTGTTGCATGAGTTGTGAATTGTTCTGGATCCCCTGTCTCACCTTCTCTTTTCCCTGGAAGTCCATCATGTCCAGGCACTGTAAAGCCTGTTCTGCAAGCTGAGGATTGAAGAAACCACGGTCATAGAACTCCAGCGCAAGCTGATTCTGTGAGTATGTAGTAAATGGATTCTGCTTCTGCGCGTGCGGTTCAACATCAAATATCGGTTCCTTTGTCTTAAAATCCATGCCGTACATGGATGTTTCCCCGGACTGGAGACCTGTGTTGTCCATCTCAACGAATTCCGGTTCTCCGTTCTCTCCGGTGATACGGAAGGTGCGCTTGTAATCATAGAACTGACGGATGAGTTCAATGGCCATCTTGCAGATCTCACCGTAAACTCTGTAGGATCCTTTGATAATGTCCCTGGATGTCTTGTTTCCTGCTTCCTGGAGGGCTGTGATGGCGCTTGCAGCAGTCACTCCGGAAGATGTTCCACCCTGGTTGAAATCCCTGTTTGCGCTTGTTTCTTTGAGCTCATTCACCTTATCCTGAAGGACCGACAGATATGTTCCGGGAAGCACCGGAGTATCAAAGGACCGTACATTATCTTCGTTAGGACTTCCTGCCACATGTATCACACGCTTATGGATATCCAGGAGCTCCTCTTCGTTAACCCCGGCTGAGTCCTTGACCATGTACCGCCGCTGTGAACCTTCCTCTGCATTGAGAAGGATAGCGATCCCCATACGGTCAATGTATTCCTGGGCATCTTTTTCCGTGTCTATAAGTCCGAAACCTGCCGGTGTCCCCTTTTCGGGGTACAAAACATCCATGATAAACGGATATTTCCCATGATCATATATGCCGCCCTCGTATCCTTCCTCGTTCTCGCTGGCGAATAATATGGTATCTCCGACATATTTCACGTAATGCACATAGGTTTGTCCCTGTTCCCGTATCTTGTAATACCAGTCAACCACTACAGACTTT